TGGCGCGCGCATAGCAGCCGGCATAAAAGTCGGACTCGTTGAGGATGTCCTGATTCGACGCATCCACGAGGCCCGGCTTCTGTTTGCTCGTGGCACTCACAAATATAGCGCCCGGTTCATAGCCGGCAAACTCTTTCTCGCCTTGGTCGCGGAACGGATTCCGAAGATTCTTCGGCCACTTCGTTTTATCCGCGCCCCACTTTTCGACGCACGCCTCCTGCGCGGCCTGTTTCAGGGTCGAAAGATCCGCGCCGGTGGCAAACAACATGGCCACCCCATATTTGGGTTCGGCCCCTTCCTGCATGGCCTTCCCCGGACGAAACACATTGGGAAACGACACTTTGAACCGGGGCGTCATCACTTTCTCAGCCATCACACACCTCATTTAATTTAATTTGAATAGGTCCCCCTACGAGGCCGGGGGATGAGGCCAACGCGTTGAAATCTTCTTTGGCACTCGTCTTGACGGACGGGCGCGTGTCGCTGGCCTCCACCACCGTATGCCCTGAACTGATGGCTTCGACCAGGCCGGCGATGACCGCCTTCGGCAGCAGCTTCTCCATCTGCGCGGGGCTCTTAAGACAGTGGGGCTCATAGATATCCACCGCGCTCGTGTAGGGATGGAGGGCCAGTTGAGCCGCGTCCTCCGACTTCCACTTGCGCGTGGCCCGTTTCGCCACCAACTTGTAGCCCGCAATGTGTCCACCCTGTTCCAACACGTGGTAGGCAAATTCGTCCAGCGTCTTCAGCCACGCCTTGACAAACTCTCGACTGTCGAGGGCTTTGGACAAGGACGCCGGATCAAAGGACAGGTCCGATCGGAACTCGGTCTTCGCGATCGCCTGCGTCTGCGCCTGGAGCTCGGGACACTGGTGGGCTTGGGCTACAGGACAAAAGCGGCAATGCTCGCCCGGCACAAGCGGCGCGTGTGGATCTTCCGTCGCCGTGGCATACCGCTGCAAATCCGCGGCGAAGTCAAGCAAGTCGATCACGTCCAGCGTCTCCGACCGGATTCCGCCATCGGCCGCGTCGCAGCGGGGTTGGACAATCGTGAGTGTGATCGTGACCGCCGGCAGCTTCAGATCGATTAAGGCCCCGAGTCCGTAATAGCGGAGTTGAGGATTGTTTACCACCGGGACATAAATCCCGGCCCCATGCTTATAATCGACCACTTCGAGATGGCGCGTCGTGGGATTCCATAACACCGCATCCGCCGTCCCAAAGCAGCCTGGGTGAATACTGGAGAGGTCAAAGCCATGCTCCAGATAGCGCGTGGTCGCGCCCGCCGCGCCGCGTGCGAGCACATACTCGACGTACTGCTGCACCGCCTCGCGCATCTGGTGGTCGAGGTGCGCGGGCTTGAGCCCCGTCCGCAGCCACTCCTCGCCCACCGTATGCGCCCGTGTCCCCTCATCGGCGTAGGAGGAACTGCGCGACGGGAGGTCCTTCGACAACCGCACAGACCCTGGACAGTGAGACCAGCGGTCCATACTCGAGGCCCCAATGGCAGAATGCAGGGTCATGCGGAGACCCGCTGCCGCAACGCCGCATAATCCTTGGGCTGAATCTGGCTGATCTTCTGACAGGGTTCGCCGTCCACATCCATAAAGGTGGCCAGCACGTCACGCACTTTGACAATGCCCACCGTCTGATCGGCTTGCCGCGTGGCGTAGCTTTGGAGGGCTGCCCGCACCGACTCCAGCGTCAAGGGCGCGTCGAGCGTCTCCTCAACGACCACCGGGATTCCCACGGGTTTTTTGGGCCGGCCCGGGGCTTTCTTCACCGGGAGGGTCTCTGGACCTGCCGGCTCGAGAGACGTGGGGGCCGCCATCGGGGCCCTTGGCTCCTCCACACCCGAAGCTGCGACCGCGAGGGGCACTATCCCCAGCATGGTCATGGCCTGGGCTCGCAAGTCGTCATAATTCTGCGCGTCAATATGTAGTGTCAGCATCGCACTCCTTTAGTCAAACGGGTTAGGCACCACGGGAGTCGCCGGCTGCGTGGCCGGACGGGACTCGTCAAACACGTGCGTCAAGTCACGGGTCTTGCGTCGAAGAATGGACTGAATGCGCGCATCAATACTGCCCGCCAGTGAAAAGAAGCGCACCCGCACGGGATGCGTTTGATGCAGGTGATGCACGCGCATGGCCGCTTGCGCATTCTCGCCCGGCACCCACGACGCCTCCACAAACGCGACCTCATGCGCCACGCTGAGATCGATCGCCACACCGGCCGCAAGAATGTTGCCAATCAGCACTTGACAGGTGCCATACTTCTGAAAGGACCGGATATGCCGATCGCGCTTCATCGGCGGCGTCCCCCCATAGATGACCACGGGATGAAACGCCTGCAACAGATCGTGGAGATAGGTGATGACGTCTTTATGCCACGCAAAGAGCACAATCTTTGTGTAGGCCCCGCCTCGCAATTCGTTCGCAATCATCTCCGCAATCGCCGGCACTTTTTGTAAGCCCACCCACCGACGGGACGCGGAGGTCTTTCTCGATTGCAGGGCGGCCAGCGTCTCGGCGCCCATCTTTGCCGCGCCCGTCAACGCGAGGACGGCTTCGACCGCCTGTAACTCTTCGGCAATCTGCGCATGAATGCGCTCCGGCGTATCCACATCAATCATCACCGCGGGAAACCATCGCCGGATGTCCGGCTCGGTCGCGTCAACGTCCACTTGACTAAACTCGATGGGGGGAAGCTCCTTCACAACATCCACCAGTAACCTCCTCAGAAAAAAAGGGGCGATCAGCGCCTTGAGTTGGGGAATCTGCCGATTGCCAATAATGCGCACCCCATAGGGCGTGTCGCGGAGTTGACAAAAGTGCTCAATGAAACGCCGATAGCTGCTGGGCCACAGCCCTGCGGCGTGCAGATGCGGGTACAGTTCGCCCGCATGATTGGGCGCCGGGGTGCCACTCAGGCGCCAACAGTACTGCGTCGTGAGCCCGTAGGCCATCTTGGTGCGCTTGGCGTGCGCATTTTTGCAATAGTGCGCTTCGTCGAGAATCACCACGTCCCAGTGGACGGCCGTCAGCCGCGACCGCCCAGCTGGGGTGGTGGCCAGATCGTAGGAACAGATGACCAGCTCGGTCGAGACCGTGGACTGCGCCGTGAGCCAGACGCCACACGTGCGCCCGCGGTCGGAAAACGTCTCGAACTCTCGAGCCCAATTCGACCGCGCAATGGCGGGACACAGGACGAGAATCGTGGTGGCGCCCACCAGATCGCACGCCCGAATCGCTTGCGGCGTTTTGCCCACCCGCATTTGATCCGCGAGAAAGGCATGGGGCTTGCCCGCGAGCCATGCGGCGCCGAGCTCCTGATAGGGATACAGCGGTTGGGCCATCGTCTCGTCTTTCTGTAGTCATGGCTGATGGGCTCCGTAGTACGCGAGGAGCGCCGCTTCGGCCACGCCATCCTGCCCCTTTTTTGCCCAGCACTGGGCATACGCCGGCATGAGTTGTGAGGCCCGCCGTCGGGCGTGGTCTTTGTCGCTGGTGAGTCCCATGTGTCGTTTCCACACGTTCGGGGCCACCAAGGTCATCGGCATCCTGGCCATGACGACCGCCATGTGCAGCGCACCACACACAATGCCAAAGGTAAACATCGAGACCACCCCTTGACCGGGCATCGCATGCGGATTTTCCACCCAGGCATGTAGATGCGGTCCGGCATACAGGTCAAGCCAATCACGAATCGCGTGCAGATCCAGCACTTTCTTCCGCGTGCCCTTCGCCGTCGTGATTTCATGGACAGGCATCTTGGCCACGAGGAGTGCCCCCGTCTTGACCTCGTAGATGGCGAGACCGCCTGACAGTCCCGGATCGATGCCGAGTGTGGCGGTGGTCACCATGCGCGTCGCCTTAACATGGGCCACGCGACCCACCCCAGTTGGGATTATTTTGATGATCCGGAAACCCGCCCCAGTTGGGATTGGCGCGGCTGTAGGGATTACTGCCCCAATTGGGGTCCACCGTCGAAAAGGCCGGCGGAAACGGATCAGGGAATCCCAGATGTTGGCTGTGGCTGGCGCCGCCACAGAGCAGCAGGCCGAGCAGGACGCCGAGGCTCACGCCAAACGCGACGTGGAAGCCCTCTCGTGTGGTCATGGGTGTCCCTCCTGTGCTCGGATCGCGGTGACGGTGCCTTCCTCATCGAGCGTGACCAGGCCATATTGCCGGCCAAAATAGACCATCGCGGAGGCCACCCCTTGGAGGAGATGGTGGGCCGCCATCGGTTCCTGCGGCTGGAGCCAGCGACACACGGTCTCCACGGCGCCAGCCCACTGCGACAGGCGATGATCGAAGGGCTCGGCCACACTGCCCCACAGGGTCTGGCAGCCCAGGATCGACTGGTGGACGCCGCGTGGGACGATCGTGAGCGCAATCCCGGGCAACTCCAGGTTGGCGACGTGCGTCCAGTCGCCAGAGACGCAGGTCATTCGGTGTGTGAAGGGTGCCACGGCCGCCGTCTCCAGCCGGATGGCTGACAACCTAATGGCCTTCGTCATGGTCGATCTCCTCGTGTTGTGTGTCGCGGGGGCTAATGTCGGCATCGGAGAGGTAGAGTCCGTGTTGCCGGGCGATCTGGAGCAACCCAGGCCAGACACTCTGGGGAATGCGACCGCCTCGCCCGCCCCGTTCCCTCGACCACATCCACCGGTAAATCGCAAGGCGTTCTCGGTGCATGGACGGGTCGGGCAAGGTCTTCAAGAGTGCGGACAACCGGGCGGGACCCCCAAATTTCTCGACAAGACGTTGGGCTTGATTCATACTTATTCGACGCGCCTTCCGCAATTCAGACACCGAATTTGGATGAGATGGTCCATGCGATCCTCCACAATATTTTCCTCACGGGTCAAACAGCCACCGCAGCGGGGACAGCGTGGACTGGGGCTGTCGTCGGTGTGACTCGGGGTGTGCATGGGGGAAGTGTATCCGAAATCGAATCACATGTCAAGCGATATCTTCGTGCGGTCTGGGGTGCGCGTGGCGGTGGAGTTGTGCCACGATTCGGGCGTTGGCCTCTGTTACGTCCCGCGCCAACGTGAGACGGGCGGGCTGGGGCGTCTTGGTCCCCGGCGGCACATGCCAGACCAGATCGGCCACCGTGCGGGGTCGGGAGAGGCGCGGGCCCGGCAGACGGATGAGATATTGCGGCGTGGGCGTCGAGGGAATCGGATGGCGGTCGCGCAGCGGGCGGGACACGCGCTGGGCCTCGCCCCGAGGCGGATGCGCCTGCGTCAGCCGTGTCACCCAGTTATGCCAGGTCTGATCGGAGAAGGTGACCCCCCGACACAGATCGAGCTTCAGGCGGATGGTGTACCCTTTCGCCCCACTCGGGTAGAACGGGACTTGGGAGAGAATGGCTTCTCGGGTTGCCGTGAGACGACAGGGATTATTTTTTCCCGGGCCAGGCTGTACTCGTGCCGCAGACATATTGGACCTCCTCGTGCCTGTGTTATAGCTTTATCCTATACCACATTCGACACCCGTGTCAAATTCCACTCGATGATGGAATAAATCAGGCTGTTTTTAGGGTATTATATGATGTAAGTGTGGGTAATGATTCGTGTATGCTATCAATTCGCAAATACCTATACAAATGAAGAGCCAGTCCAGCGGGGAGAATGGGGGCGTAGCACGCCGCTATTAATTAATAGACCACAGGGAAAAATATGATAGTCTGTATATCCTAATGACAGTGTGTATATATATATATATATATATATAGAATAGATAGAATAACTCAATATAATCAATCTTGTTTTCGTTCCACATGTGTTCCAATTTCGTTCCATATTCCAGATAGGCCACAACGCCCCACGTGTAGGGCGGACTGCGGCGCGCCAATATTATGTGGGCCACGCCAGGCCCGGCTCTTGGCACCCACCTCGTGGCGTGGCGTCAGGGGTGTGGTCTGCGCTCGTCGCCGTTAGTCGAAGGAGGGCTGGTCGTGAGCCATAGGATCGAAACACGCATTAAAGCAAACATTAAAGCAAGCATTAAAGCAAACATTAAAGCAGAAATTAAAGCAGGGGATCGGACTGGGATCGGACCAGGGGATCGGACTGGGATCGGACTGGGATCGGACTGGGATCGGACCAGGG